CACTACAGCTTGCAGTTCGTCGTTGAACGTGGCGACGGCATCCGCCATCGTCTTTATATATTCTTCGTCACGGGTCGCGCGACACACGAAAAGCGGGAGCTTCGGCCAATAAACTGCAATGTCGATCCACTCCCGTTCAGCAACCCAAAGCGCGCCTTGGCATTGTGCTTTGTGTTCTGCCGGGAAGTTTCCTTTCAAAATGCAATCAAGCAACAGGTGCGGGAGCTTGGTTTTAATTTCGAGCATTCCGTTCTCACCAATAAGAGAGTCAGGACTGCATCCCTTGTCGCCATTGCGAATGAAACCAACTTGTTTCATTTGATTGCCAGTCTGGAATTGATAGGCTGCCCGGCCTTCGTCTTCCAAGGCATGTCCGCGCTCCATGTGCGCGTTCGTGTAGCCTTCTGTCGGCTCGCCAGTGATAATCTCGCCAGCAAGTTTCAGCATGTAGGTGCGGCGTGTTTTGCTATCCTCACCGCCGCGCCCCTTCGCCATGACAGTTGAAAATTCTGATGCTGTGGGTATCCCGGCGCGGGCGCGGAACCATTCTTCGGTTCCTTGCTCACAGTTGATGATTTCAGCAGCCATCACGCACCCGCCTTTTCTGCCATAGCTTTCCATGCTGCAAGTTCGCCGCTATTTGTGAATTTGTCGCGGTCTTCCGGGCTTTGCTTGCACCACCAGCCGCGTAAGTATTCCACTCCGTAGGTAGCCGCTCGCTGGCCTTGCTCGGCCAGTGGAACGCCTTCGTATTCATCAGGCTTGGCGTCGGCCTTTTTGCCATCATCATCTTTGCCAACAGCGAGCCCAAGAGCCATTTTCAATGTGTAGCGCTGCAAGTATGTCGCGGCGGATGAAATAGCCTGAATACTGTTCTTGTTTCCGGTATGATCTTCTCCAGCTTGGAGCGTTGTTTCTTCGCAATGCCCGTCAACGTGTGTTACAATGCACGTCACGGTCAGGCGCTGGCCTTCCTGCTTTGACTTGTATCGGTAGGACAAGCCGTATTTGTTGACGATTGGGTCGATGACTTCGGCAATCCCTGCCAAGTCCTCGTATTCGTAATTGGTCCGACCCTTTTGCGATGTGAAGTCAACCTTGCGGTTCTTGGCAATTACCGGGATTTCACCCTTTGCCGCCGCAATAGCAGTGTTGAATGCCTTGCGCGCAGCTTCTGCCTCAAGCCGTTCACGCATGGCCATCAAGCGCTCGAACTTCTCAATATCGACATTCTGGTCACGTGCGGCGCGTTCAATAACAGAGAGAAGGTTATCACCATAGTTGGTGATGTTGCTGCGCTCCGTAGCGACCTCATGCGCTGTTTTAATTTCTGCAATCTGGCTCATGTCCTTAACCCTTCATGTGCAATGCGCTTCATGCGCGCGATGATGTGTTTGGTTGGCCGGTGCGCTCTGCGGGCGGCTTTAAGTTCGCGTTGTGCGATAATCATTTCCACAGGCTGGCGTTTCTTGATGCGCCACAATCGAAACTCGTGCACGGCCTTGTCCCACTTCCTTCGCATGGCGTTCTCCCATGTTGAATATCGAGCGGCGGATTTGTTCGTATGTCATGGCCCGATGGCCAAGCGTGTCCCAGACCAGTTTTGAAAAGCCAGCTATTGCTAGAAGGGCTTCGCATTCGCCCTTGTTTGCCGGATCGTCTGCGGCTCGAAGCACGCGAGACATATCAGCAATCAGGGAATGTTCTGGAAGGGTGTATTTCATTACATCGCCTCCATAACAGCTATAAAAGCGACGGCGAAAATCAGCAGCGCCATGTTCGCGTAAAAGATGATGGATTGTTCGCGGGAGCGGGTCATTGTCCGGTCCTCAATTTTTCCTGTTCGTGAAACCAGACCGCGAAATCAGGGTCTTCCAAACAATGCTGTTCAAGCTGTTCATCTGACATTTGGCCGGTGCGGTAGCACTCCAGCCATTCGCGCCATTCTTGCGGGATCATATCAGCGCACTCCCGCCAAGAGTTTCAGAACGGCGCGGGCTGTAATTCGGCTCGCGCCAGTAGTCGGAGACGCCGTTTGCCTCGTAGAAGTCGATCCATTCGGGCTGGCGGTAAACCGGATTGTCGAAGGACCATTCAGCTATGCGTTCGGCAACGTCTCTGATTACGCTGGTCGCTTTGAACCCGCCGTCATCAAGGTCAATGCGGATGCGGATGCACTCGAAAGGCGGCTCATCCCAATCGCTGTGGTTCATGAACCCGTCGAACGTCGTTGAATGATGACGCCCGCCAAGGTGGGTTTCGTTGATGATTGCGAAATCATCCGAGCGGGCTAAAGACTGGATCGCGATGTAAAAGGTGGTTGGGAGTTTCATGGTCTCTCTCCTTCATCGGCAGCGCCGGTATGGAGAGATATTGCCATATGGCAAAACATAAGGCAAGGGAAAAATGCCAATTGGCAAAAAAATATCAAACTATTTTTGTCCCGTAATAATGTAACAGGTCACAAACCTGTGAAGTCAGACCCGCCTTGCCAAGTCTAAGAATGGTGTCACAATCGTATTGCGACGATAAAAAGAAACCGACGATAGGGGGGTCTTGAATGCCTACCTTTGATTACGATCTGGCGGTTGCTCGGCAAATTCGTCAACTTTGTCGTGAACAAAAGTTCGGACAGCCGCGCTTCGGCTCACACCAACCGGGGGTGATCGTCGATCTTTTAACCTTTGCAGGATTGTTTGCACCAGAATTTCAGCAGCGATGTCAGATATGTCTAGCTTGCCGACAATGGCAAACAGAGCGTCCCGAACATCTGATAGGGGCACCAGGTCTTCATTAGTTTTTATAGGGGCCGAATCCGGAGGATTCTCACCAGAGAGTAAAGACGCGACTGGCACGCCAAGTTTTGCCGCGATCCGCTCTATCTCTTCAACACGTGGCTTTCTTGCCCCTGTTTCAATGCGAGACATTTGGGAAACTGAAATTTCAACATATTCCGCCAGTTGCTCAAGCGTCAGCTTGGCATTTTTCCGCGCGACTCTGATGGCTGACGGTTTCATAGCCTAGTTTGTCGAACCCACAGCAAAAAACTAGAGCCATATGGCAAAAAGCGCTTGCGTAATAAGTTGCCATATGGCAAAGTCACATCATGACACTGACCGAATACCTCAAGGAACACGATCTTTCCCCAGCGCGGTTTGCCGCTGATCTGGCCGTTTCTCCGTCTGCTGTAACCCGGTGGATACGAGGCGAGCGCCGCCCTGATCTGGAAAGCCTCGCAGCCATTGAGAAAGCGACAAAGGGCAAGGTTGGGCTTGCTGATTTCCTTCCTCGTGAGAGTGAGGCAGCGCAATGACGGGCCATGTTTACTTCCTTCGCTGCGGCGACTTTGTGAAAATTGGCTATTCGGCAACCCCAGATGTGCGGGTTCGCGATTTGAGTAATGCAACGCCATATCAGGTTGAGTTAATTGGTTTGCATCCCGGCTCCAAGCGGCACGAATTTGCGCTCCACAAATACTTTAGCAATCTGCGTCATTCGGATAAGCGCGAATGGTTCATTCTGACAGATGGCATTCGCGATGTTGCCGCCAACGGGTTCCCCCCTGACCTTCATGTTACTGCCCTTTGCCTGACGCCGGAGAGCATGGCCAGCGCCCGCCACGTCTTGCGAGCCAGAACATCACTTGGTTTATCGCAATCCCAACTCGCGAGAGAAATGGGCGTGGACCAAACAACGGTCTCACTTTGGGAGAGCGGACGGTCAATCCCGCGCGGACCCGCCAAGAAACTGCTTTGCCAACTTGTCACCGAAAGCGGCCCTATCCCCCGTGAACGTGAGGCAGCAGAATGATGTTAGCGGCTTCCATTGCCATGAGTTTCATCGCTCTATGCGCAGGCTTTGCCCTTCGCGAAAGCATTATCTTTGAGAGAGCTGGAAAAAAATACGATGCAACATTTGGCATGACGTTTTTGCTGTCATCTCTTGGTTTAGCATTTTTAGGCGGCATGTTGTTCTACAAGTGGTTGTCGTCATGATTACATGCCCCTGCTGCAATCACGAATTCGATCTTGAGAAAACAGCGCCATCGCGCGGCTGCTTATGTGGCTGGCGAGGATAACAAATAGGTGAGGGTGATGGAAAACAACCAGCTTAAATCCATTGTCGAGCGTGTTGAAAACATCGAACAGGAAATGCGCGAACGGCAAGAGGACCGCAAGGAAATATACATCGAGGCGAAAAGTAATGGCTTCGATCCGAAAATCATCAAGAAGCTTGTAGCCATCCGCCGCAAGAGAGCCGAAGCGGTGAAAGAAGAGGCGGAAATTATGCGCCTGTATGCGGAACAGCTTGGGATGCAATCGGACTTTGGCTTCTGATGGCTGGCCGCTTCCCAGTCTCACCGAAAGCCAATCGAACGCTTAATGGTGTCGTATTTGACTCCAAGCGCGAAATGCAGCGCTGGTGCGATTTGCAGCTATTGGAACGGGCAGGGGAGATACACAATCTGGAGCGCGGTAAATCATACAGCGTCGAGATCAACGGTTATCACTTCTGCAAATACACGCCTGACAGCAGCTATGTAACGCGCGAAGGCACTCTTGTTTTTGAAGACGTGAAATCGAGCGGGACTGCGAAGGATACAGCATACAGGCTGCGCAAGAAAGCCTTCGAGCTTTCATATGGGGTGAAAATCAAGGAGGTCATCCGATGAATGACCGTGCTGTATCGAAATTGCATAGCGATGCAAAATGGAAATCCCGTCAAATGTCGATGAAGCCTATCCATTGGGAACCCGGCGAACGCGAGGCTTTGATAGCCAAAGCGGTTGAAGCGGGCAGGGTGACGAAGTGCGAGCCCGTCAAAAGCGACTTCTACATGCAGGAAACATTCACAAGAATTTCGCTATCAGGGGTTCGCGGGCAAGTCTTCACTTCAAGAATTAAGGGTGCACTATGACGGCGTTAGCGTTCAAATCAGCGGATGAAATCTTTGCTCACTACGCCGGGGTAAAGGCGCGTCTTGCTACGGCGAGACCACGCAAGCCTGCGCTCTTGCCAATACCTGAAGTCACTGTTGAAATTTATGAAGAACCTCCAGTCCAGCAAGAACAGTTTCCAGTCGTTATAATCCCTCAAGAGCGCGAGTATCGCGTCACGGCTGAGCGTGAAATCAATTTCATGCCGGATGAAAATGGAATTATTCCACGACTTCCAAAGAAGCGGGAAATTCTCAATGCGGTTTCGCTGCATTATAATATCCCAATCGTTGAAATATTGAGCAACCGCAGAACCTATGAAGTCACCCTGGTTCGCCATGTCGTCGCGTATTTACTGAAGCGAGACACGCTCAGTTCTTATCCAGAGATTGGACGGTTTCTTGGCGGAAGAGATCATACAACGATTATGCACGCCTGCGACAGAATAAAGCGCATGATTGACGAAGGGAGGTCGCCACTGTGAGCAAATTGTCATTAACGGCAAACCTGACCGGAACTCTGGAAGCCCACGCGCTAACTCATAGGGGCATGGCCTATTTTGCATCGACCGGGCCAGCAGGCGAATACTGCCGCGACTGCGTTTTCTTCGCTGGTCCCGCAAGGCTTGGGGCGAAGGATGATTATAGGTGCCATAAGCACAAGCACTTGACCGGCAAGAGCGGCGAACCATTCTCCGGCTTCACGCCGTGCTGCAAGTTCTTTGAGAAGCGACCGGAGACTTGGAAAAGACTTTCCTCGCCAGCGCAAAACAAAATGCGGGCTCAACCTCTATTCAGCGAATTGCCGAAACAACGGAGGGCTGATTAATGCGAACTGCTGGTTTGACAAATCCGTATTCAGAGGAATGGTCTGCGAGAATTGCGGAAACGCCTGCCGGGATGGCCCACTGGCGCGGCTCTGGACCTGACGGAAAATTTTGCAAGGATTGTCGCGAAATGTTCCGAAGCGACGATGAGGTGAGGCGAGAAGGCGGTGGTATCCGTTCCCGGCGCTGCCAGAAATTTTCACGTCTGATGGGGGCTGGAGGGCGCGCCATACCAGCTATGACGCCAGCGTGTATCTATTTTGAGACGAATGATCTTGAGATACCGGCTCAAACAGAAAGGCAGGCAAAGAAGCAGGAGTCGCTAGAGCTATGAGCCTTGCCCCCGTTATAGCTGAATTGATGGCCGCTGGAGTAACGGGTGACGCATTAGTTGCGGCGGTGGCGCGTATTGAGGCAGCGCAAAAGCCGGAACGATCATCGGCAGCAATAAGGCAAGCACGGTATCGTGAGCTTAGAGATTTAAATGAAAGAAGTTGGTTCGATTTGCGCATGAGGGTCATTAAGCGGGATGGGAAGACGTGCGCATATTGCAACAAGAAACTGACTCGTTCTCAAATTTCGGTTGACCACATAACGCCAGTTTCAAAGGGTGGAACGAATGACTTAAGCAACTTAGCCATATCCTGCCGAGAGTGTAACTCAAGCAAATCTGGAAAGATGATCTCAGAATGGCGGGGGGTCGCATGTCAGTAATAGCGGCGGCCCTAAAACACATGTTTTCAGCAGGCATGTCACCTGAAGCTATTATTGCGGCTGTCGTTGATATGGAAGCCGCTACATCTTATCAAAGGTCAAACGGGGCCGAGCGCCAAGCGCGCCATCGTGCAAAAATAGCTAAAGAGGCGTTACTAAGCGTTACTAGTAACGAATGTAACGGGCAAAAAGAAAAGTCCCCCACACCCCCTAAAGAAAAAACTACCTCAACTTCTAACGAAGTTGAGAACTATCAGGCGCGAGGCGTTGATTTTGAAAAGTTCTGGCGGGCCTACCCTCAGCGGATCGGGTCAAACCCGAAGGAGCCTGCCCGGAAATCCTTCACCGCTGCGGTCAAGCGCGGGGTTGACCCGGAAGAAATCATTTCCGGGGCGTTTAGCTACGCGGCTTACCGCGCCGACGATGACCCGAAGTTCACCAAACAGGCGGTGACGTGGCTGAACCAGATGGGTTGGGCGGATGATTATTCCGGCAGGCGTCCGAGCGCCCGCGCCGGGCCTTCACCGCCAAAAGACGCTGTGATGCAGGAACTAGCCGAACACCTCCGAGGATTTAGAAATGAGCCAATTGCCAGCAAGACAATCGAACATGAGCCCGGATATTCAACCCGTGTTGCCAAGCCGGGAAGCGGAGAACTCGCTGGCGATTGTGTTCAACGCGATGGAGAATGGGTCAATCCCGCCATACGCAGCCTTGTCGCAGGCGCGGCGCGGCGAGCTTGAGGCCAACGCCAGCGATTACGAGGCATGGCTGCGACCGGCAAGCCCTGACGAAATCAGAATGGATTTGCTGACCCTGCTGGCCTCATTTCCGCGCCGTCCTGACGACGAGGACTCTCGCGATGTAAGGCTTGGGATTTATTCGGCTGCATTGGCTGATTGCCCGAAATGGGCTGTGCATCGCGCGGTGCGTGCTTACATCACGGGCGTTGCGGGGGATCGGAAATGGGCACCTCTGCCACCTCAATTGGCTGGGGAGTGTGCGCGATACACGACCCCGTATTCAACGGCGCTGAACAGGATCACGAGGGCATTGGCAGCGAAGGTATTGGCTGGCCCTGATGATGGTGAGCGGGAGCGCGTGAAATATGGATTTCAAAAACTGAAAGCAGAACTTTCCGGGCCACCCAGCACACAAACAGGGGCAGCATGATGAGCGACAACATCAAAACAGCGTTCTGGATTTTGGTAACTGCGACTGTCGCGTGTTTCATCATCATGGTTTCAATCGGGGTGGCGAGGGCTGCGGGAAATGGGCAGACTGCTACATCGTTTCAACATGATGTTGGCATTCTACTGATAATTTGCATTGCAATCATGATGTTCTTGGGCCGTGAAAACAAATTCATCTTTGGGATTGGCGTCGGTTGTCTGGTTGTAATCGCAGCATCTACGACAGCGAAGGCTCAAACCGGCTTTTGGGACCGTCCAGCCATCCGCGCCTGCTGTTCTGAGGCTGATGCGCTTTACGCTGATGACTGGCGAATGCTGGCTGATGGTTCAATCATCGCGAAGGTGACTGGTGGTGGGCCTCGTGGCCACGCATGGGCACCTGTAGGGCGGGAATATAAAATCCCGCGTGAGAAGGTGCGAGACAGGGAAGGCAACCCTACAGGGCGTCCTCTGCTGTTTTTGAATAAGCATAATCAAGAGTGGGTTTTTTGTTTTGTTCCAGGGGCGATGATATGAAAATATGGTTTGACACGGAATTTATCGAGGATGGCAAGACGATTGAACTTCTATCCATTGGCATGGTGCGCGGGGATGGCGAGACCTATTATGCCGAGCCCGCTGAAACAGACCGCAGCCGCGCTGATGATTGGGTAAAAACTAACGTCATCACGCACCTATGCGGCCCTGTTAAGCCCCGGCAGCAGATAGCCAGAGAGATTGTCGAATTTGCGGGCAATGATCCAGAGTTTTGGGCTTATTATGCGAGTTACGATTGGGTTGTTTTGTGCCAGCTTTATGGTCGCATGATTGATTTGCCCGGAACATGGCCGATGTTCTGCCGCGACTTAAAGCAATACTGCATGGATCGCGGAAACCCAAAGCTACCGGAACAAACATCAACAGAACATCACGCCTTGGCCGACGCTATCTGGACCAAAGAGGCGTGGGAATATGTTTGGAAAATGACATGAGCGAATACAAAATCGGGCAGCGCGTGCGGCTGCATGAGGGTGTTATTTCCAAGCGCTCAGACAGAAGCTTTGAAGACCTAGTAGGCATTACGTTCCCGGACGGGCGCGAAGGGTGGGTCAATGAATCCGCCATTGCCGAAGTCCTCCCCGATCCAATCAAGGCGGGGGATGAGGTGTCATGGAACTATACAAAACATATCGTGCTTGGAATAGACATTGATAATGCTTGGGTGAAAGAGATTGATGGTGGTGGTTATTCAACCGCCCCAATTGTCAAATTAATTAAATTCCCATCCAGCGAATGAAGCCATCCCGCCGCGCTCGCAAATTCATCGTCATAAAAGCCAACGGAAGATTATCGCCTCGTAAGGCTCCAGTTAATCTTCCGCCCAGACAACCCGAAGTGTGCCAGTCCGCGTCCCTTGCGTCCGAAGTTTCAAACACGCTGCGATATGGCCGGTTTCCCCGCCATTGGTGGTCAGCGGAAGGGGTAAGCTGAATATGGCCGCAGGATCAACACAGCAGGCCAATAGGCCAGGTATTCACCCGCCAAAGCGGGAAAGGAACGGGCGCAAGCAGCGGGGGACTGTGGCGCAACTGGAGGCTATGGCGAAAGCCCGCGAGCAAGCGGAGATGGCGACGGTCATCAGCCAACCACACCGGAATGGTGACAGCAGCCAGCTTTGCGAAAGCCATCTTGGCCGGTTATGTCTCGCCCATGGATTGCGCCGGGAGATATACGACGCAGGCCAAAGGCTATTCAGCCTGATATGGTCGTGGCGGGCGTCGATTGGTTGCCCCATGCCGCTGCATATCCCGCGCGATGGTCTGATGACAGCGCCTCATGATGATCCGGGTCCGGGCAAGGAATGGGAGCGCCTGATAAACCGGGCGGCAAACGCGGTCCAGTCAGAATTAGGGCCGGGCGTATGGCTGCGGGTTACTGCGGTAGCCGTGCATGATGAGCCGCCACTGGCTGGATACGAGGGGAGGATTATCAGGGGGTTACGGGCTGTGGCTGTGGAATATGGCATGATGGACGGGAGGCAGAGTGCATTCCGCTAAACCGAATTCGGTTATCGTTGAACGAATTCGGGATCGACCGCTTGACAGATTACGCGAATCAGCATAGCCTGAATGTCAGGAACCTAAAATCCCGTATTGCGACTAAATGCAGGATTACCAGATTGCCTTCGCTCTCGGGCAGCACACAGACCCCAAGAGACGCCGGCAATACTCACGGGCCAGAGGTTGCAGCCTCTGGTTCGTTCCAAGTTTCGCGGCAATGCCGCAACGAGTTCCTTCGGTGCCCACATTGAGCCGCCAAACCCCTGCCGGGTTTAGGTGGCTTTTTCTTTAGCCCATGCCGTGTCCGTGAGCGTGACCTCGGCAAGAGCGACTGGCCCGCTGATACCCGTTACACATGAAATAAAAACAGAACGACACTAGAACGAAAGGTGCCGTTATGTCTCATATTGGTGCTGTCTATTCAAGCACAGAGAGAATCCTATATTGGCATAAGGCAAAGCGGCTATCTGACGCTGAAATCATGGAATTATGGGCGCGGCGGAGTGAGTTTCCTTCGCTGACCGAAAAAGAAAAAACGTTCGATGATTTTGAAGCGTTAGGCGAGTTCGAGCCGAACTTGTATGTTGCCCGAGGAATAATGCTGAAAGTATTAAACAGCCGCCCCTAACCGGGCGGTTTTTTGCTGCCGCTCAGACCGGCGAGGATAAGACAGTGGCCAAATCAGCAAGAGGACGCAAACCCGGGTTTGTCATGTCTGACGAACACAGGACTAAAATTGCAAACTCTCAAATTCTCAATAGGTTGATCGCGGCAGCTAACGGTGAAGTTGAAATGACTTCGACGCAGGCAACGATTGGCTTGGGTTTGCTGAAAAAGGTGCTTCCTGACCTTCAATCAGTAGATAACAAGGTCAGCGGCGAAATTGACACGACAGTGACGTTCACGACGATTTATGAAAGTTGAGCGCCGCGTCCGCAAGTATCAACTCCCATTCCACAGGACTTGGGTAACGGGTGAGAAAAAGCGGCTGATTGAAATTGCCCATAGGCGCTGGGGCAAGGATGAGATTGCGCTAATGGCGGCCAGCGAATTGGCCCATAAGCGTGTCGGTTCATATTGGCATTGCCTTCCTGAATACTCACAGGCCCGCAAGGCAATCTGGACCGCTGTAAACCCACATACCGGCAAGCGAAGGATTGATGAGGCTTTCCCTCTGGGGGTTTGCCAGACCCGCAATGAACAGGAAATGTTTGTCCGGTTCAAGAACGGGTCAACATGGCAACTTGTCGGGTCTGATAATTACAATAGCTTGGTTGGCGCTGGCGTTGCGGGCGTGACATTCTCTGAGTGGGCGCTGTGTAATCCTTCTGCATGGGGCTATATCCGCCCGATGATTGAAGAAAACAACGGTTGGGCGGCATTCATTACCACGCCACGCGGTCGCAATCATGCCAAGTCAATGTATGACATGGCTAAAACGAATCCGAACTGGTTTGCGGAGATTTCGTCAGTCACTGATACAAAGGCGCTGACGCAAGAGCAGCTTGACGAGGGTTTGGCCGAATATATCAGCCTCTACGGCGAGGATATTGGCCGGTCGCAATTCGATCAGGAGTATTACTGCTCATTCAACGCTTCAATCATGGGAGCCTTCTACGCCCGCGAAATGCTGGCTGTAAGGAATGAGGGCAGGATTGACGAACTTGAGCCCATTGATGGCTTGCCAGTTCATACGGCATGGGATTTGGGCGTCTCTGACTCTACTGCCATCTGGTGGTTTCAGGTTGTAGGATCGCAGATATTCATTCTGGACTTTTACCGGGCT